CCACAAGAAGGTGGCAACCTAGTAAGCACAGCAGTTAATACAATTGCTCCAGGCTATTTACGTTCAGCACTGGATAAGATTGGCATACTGCGTAGTGATCGATTTGTCGACGAAGTCTTTACTAATTATCGTGTTCTCTATTCAGAATGGGATCGCAATGGACGTACAGGCGAACCTCCTAGCATGGCGGTTGCTGCTAAGGCAGCAGGCAATATGTCTTTCATCCGTTCTGTGGTTCAATTCTTTGCTCCTATCTCAACAACTTTTGATCCAGTAACTCGTGCTGCTACACAGTATTATAGCGACCTACTTACTCAGTTTGGTGGCGACTACGACCTAGCGCAGAAGAAGATGGAAGAAGAATGGGGTATTGACTCCATTGCTTTGATTGGTTCAAACCAAAAGAACATTGCTGGTGTAGCTGCAAACTACTCAGATATTAAAATGATTCGTAATAACCCAGCCCTTCTTGAAAAGATTGGTCGTTGGGATACTAAATACGCATCAATGTTATCTGCTGGATATGGTGAGTTAACAGATGAATATTCAACTGAGATCGCTGCAATCTATAAGAGATTAAATTTCCCTGGCGGATATAACTCTCCTCTTACTCAAAAGAAGAGTGCAGAAGAACTAAGAGTTGACATTGAATCACGCCGTGGGTGGGCTGAATATCAGAAAGCCACAGAGTGGCGTGATTCAGTTATGGCTCAGTATGGAGTTACATCTCCATACCAAACTAGATACCAATCGCTTGGTATTAAAGCAGAGTATGACCGAATGGTTAAAGCAATTCAAACAGACTTTCCAGGTTGGGCTGATAATCGTTCGGCAAGCCAAAGAGATTTCTGGGGCGTAACAGTTCCAGCAATCCAGGAGATTGCTAATGATCCTAAGTGGAGACAATATGCCGATGGTAAAGGTGACAAGTGGACAGAGATTGCCTACTGGTTAACCCAAGCTAACGCATTCAAACAACAGTATGCCCAAGCAATGAGCAGCGATGCTCGTAAAGCAGATCTTAAAGCACAGTTCTCGCAATTTCATTATAACTTTATGCAAGTTGCAAGCGATGACTTTTCAACATTTGCAGCAAGGTGGTTAGAGAACATGCCCGAACTAAGTACAGAATTGGTGGCTTCATAATGGCTAAGAACCCAGAACCAAGATACGGTCCTAATGGAGAAAGTCTTGTACCAGGAACTGCTGCATATAACAAAGGTTCCAAGGTAAGACCTGTACTTACAAACACTGGAACGAGTTCATCATACCCATCATTTGCTCCTAACGTTCCTGGTATTCAATTGCCAGGTCTACCACCTGCACGTTTTGCCTCACCAGATGAAGCTAAAGACTGGTTTAAGTATCTACCTACTAAGAACAAGTCTTTATACAATGACTTTGTTGCAGATCTTGCACGTAAAGGTATAGCTAAAAAATATGCACAGGTTGTTTGGAATGATGCAGTTGGTTGGACACAATCACTAGGTAGCACCAGTGGTAATCCATTTGAATACCTTAATGTAATGGACCCATCTTTATATCGAACTGAAGGTTCTGGTCCTAAATATGGAACACAGGCTCAAAAAGATTCACGTGTTACACAGTACAGTGGTTCATCTGCTGCTCAACAAATCAGCGATGAGATGGAGCGCAGACTTGGTCGCAGAGCGACACAGTCTGAAATTGATGCATACACTGCGGGTGTTAATGCAGCAGCTAAAAAAGAACCTTCAGTATTTACTGGTTCAACTACAACTACTGCTCCTAAAGGTAAGAATACATTAGGTTCAACTGCAACAACTGGAACACAAACTACTGGATTTGATCCAACAATGTTTGCTCGTAACTTTGCAATGTCTCGTCCAGATTATGCCGAGTCATTTGCAGCAAATACATTCTTAGGTCTAGTTGAAAAACTTCTTAAAGATCCTAATGCAATTGGAAATGTGGTGGGTGGCTAATGGCATATACAGTTAAAACTGGCGATACGCTTAGTAAAATTGCAGCTGCTAATGGAACAACAACCGCAAAGATTATTGCAGCCAATCCATTCTTAAAGACTAATCCAAAATATAACGGCGGAAGCACAATCTTTAGTGGTACTGTCCTTCAGATGCCAACACAGTCTGGTGCATCAACTGGCTTAAACACAGCAGTTAACAATGCAACTAGTGGTAGCAATACTGGCAGTAATACTGGAAGCAATACTGGAAGCAATACTGGTAGTGGTACATCTAGTGGTACATCAAGCCAAGCTGCAACTAATATTGACAAGCTTGACAAAGCTACATTGCAAGCTAAATTCGGTATTGCTGCTGGTGTTATTGGTGCAGACGGAAGTCTTGAGGCAGTACTTAATCAAATTTTAGATCAACAAATTACATCTGAGGCATTAATGACTCAGATGATTCAGGGAACTACTTGGTATAAAAACCAAACAGATACCCAGCGTCAATATGCATATTATAAAGAAACAAATCCTGGGCAATATGCTGCAGACTTGCAACTTAACGCAAGCAATATTGTTAAACAATTTATGGGTAATGGTATAACCATTACATCAGCACAAGCTATTGATTATGCACAGCAAATGATGCAGTCAGCCATTATTAAAGATGGCAAGGTTGTTCGTTATGACCAAGAGTTCCTTAATAAGATTATGGCTAATGCTATTGACTTTAGTAAGAAGAGCACCATTGGTGGCAAGACAATCTATAACTTAACTGGAAAGTTAGAGACAGTATCTAACGAACTTTACAAGCGGGCATGGGAATATGGATTCCCAGCAAGCATGTCAAATACACGATTTGAATCATGGTTTGAAAATAGTATGAAGGGTCTTATTGCTGGAACTCTTAATGCAGAAGATCTGGATAATGAACTTCAGAAGCAAGCAATGTCAATGTTTCCTGGTCTAACAACTCAACTATCTCAAGGCAAAACATTACGTGATGCAGCTGATCCATGGTTAACAGCGATTGCTGATACATGGGAAACAGATGTTAATTCATTAGATCTTAATAATGATTATGTCCAGCGAGCACTTAACTACACAGATGAAAAGGGAAATGTAACAACAATGAACCTTTATGATGCTAAGAAAATGGCTCGTCGTTCTGGCAACTGGGATTACACAAGTACAGCAAAAGAGGAGAAGACCAAGATTGCATCAACGATTCTCCGCGACTTCGGATTCCTGGGGTAAGTAGATGCCAAGAGATAGAGATACCGCTAGTTATAATCTTCCATACAGTACAACAGATACTCCAGTTGCAGCAACGCAACCATATAATCCTTTATCTGGTGTAACTGTTAGTCCATTGGCATCAGCAGTAGCTGATTATGGAATGACATTCAGTGAGAGAAATGCTTCTGCTGCCTCTGCTGCTAACGCAGCTGCTGCAGCAGCTGCACCTGTTACACCACGTGAGTTTGTTACAGTAAAGCCAGGAGATACTTTCTCCCAGATTGCCAAAGACAACGGCATGACAGTCAAAGAACTTTTGGCTATTAATCCAACCATTGACAATACCGCAAAGTATAAAGACGGTTCAATGATTTGGTCTGGTACTAAGATTTACACAGAGCCAGCTAAGCCAACTGCGCCAGCACCAGGTGGTGCTGCAACTGATTCTCAGAATTGGGCTAAGTATGGCAACACTAGCACTGCAACAGCAACTGATACTTCCCCTGATACTTCCACTGATACAAGTACTGATACAACAACTACGGTTATTACAACTTCAACAGCAACAAACAGTTCGACTGCTACATACGGTGGATCAACAACATTTATTAATCCAGTAACTGCAGCAACTGGTGCAGTTGATTCACAAATTGCAGATTTGCTTGCTCAAATTAAAGCAATGCAAAATACATTTAATAAGCCAGTGGCAAAAACAGTTGCTTATGAAAAGACTATTCGCAAAACTGGTGGAGTTGTAGAAGTCTGGCAAGTTATGTCAGATGGAACTATGGGTCAAATGGTTGACACGTATACTGATTTTGGTGCTCGTGATTCAGTACTTAAAATGTTTGAAAACACAGGTCTTGGTTCTGGATTTTTAGATTCATTAATGAAATCCATTGACAAAGTATATGAAGAAAACATTATGCCAACCGATGCTCAGATCCTTAATAGTATTTATGACAGCGATGCATATAAGACCCGCTTTGCTGCTAACGAAACAATTGCTGCACGTATGAAAGATGGCAAGGGTAGACCTGGCGATAAACTTCTTACACCATACGAATATATCCAAGCAGAAAAAGGATACGAATCAATTCTTCGTGAGGCTGGATTACCAACTGGTTTCTATGATACACAAGACGACTTTCGTCGTCTTATTGAAAACTCAGTCAGTGTAAGCGAACTTACAGACCGTGTTAATATTGCAAAGAATGCTTTGCAAAATGCTGATTACAGCACCAAGAATGCTCTTAAAGAATATTACGGTTGGACAGAAGGCGAACTTGCTGCATATATGCTTGACAGCGAAAAGGCTTTTGACTTAGTTAACTCTAAGTTTAAGTACACAACCGAAGAAGCTAAGAAGATGTACGGCGCAGCCGAAATCGGTGGTGCTGCTGCACGTGCTGGTCAACTATCTGACCAAGCTTTCGCAGAAGAAATTTATACATCTGGTAAAGGTGCTCAAGCAGAGTCAGCCTTCCAGTCTGCAGCTGCAAACCAAGCTGATTACCAAAGACTTACAGGTCTTTATGGTGAACAAGGTGGCACTCAAGATCTAGCTCGTGAAGAGCTTGCTCTTGCAGGTGGCGCAGATGTAACAATGAAGAAGAAGCGATTAGCTTCTAAAGAACGTGCAATGTTTGCACAGAAATCAGCAATTGATGCGTCCTCTCTTGGACGTCGTAGTAAAAAAGCTGACGTATAACTAAGTTCCGTTCCTGATCGACCAGCCCAGGTAACGAGTATCAGTCTGGTAGTCATCACGTCTATGAATCACTTCCCCTTGTGAGGAGTACGTGTGGTGCAAACCCGATGAGGGTCCAACAACTAATAGGGAGAAAAAGCAATGGCAGAATATAACGAGTACGAAACGTTCGAAGACGATACCGAAGACTACGGTACTGACTTAGTAAAGAAACTACGCAAGCAAGTAGATCAACTTTCCAAGCAAATCAAGGAAAGAGATTCACAGCTTGAGGAGTATCAGACATATAGTCACGAAGCAGCTATCGGGGAAGTACTAGAAAGTTTTGGTCTCAATCCAAGAATCGCAGCATTTATTCCATCGGACATTGAAGCCGACGAGGAAGCAGTAGCTGAATGGTTAAATGAATACGGCGATGCCTTTGGCATTACTGCCGTTGATGAATCAGAGTCTTCTGAAGAAGACCCTGATGCTCAAGCATTTGAGCAAATGTCGAATTTTGAAGATGGTGATGTCGACCCATCAGTGGGTCGTGACATTCATTCACTGATTAGCAATGCTACTTCAGTGGAAGAACTCACCAACTTCTTAAAACGGTAACAATACAATCAACCCTAATAGAAGGAATTAAACGTGCCAACAACACCAGCCACGTCAACAACGACATCGACGATGTCGAACTTGATCCAGACTGCGTATGACAAGTACATTGAGTTTAACCTTCGTTCAGAACCAATGTTCCGCAAGTTTGCGGACAAGCGTCCTGTCGATGTAACAAACCCAGGTAACACTGTCGTATTTCAGGTCTACACAGATCTATCTCGTGCTACTTCAGCACTAACTCAAACAGCTGATCCAGATGCAGTAGAGCTAAGCAACACCAACCGCGTCCACGTAACAGTGAACGAATACGGTAATGCTGTTCTAACAACTGAGCGTCTTGCTCTTGAGTCTCTATCAGCAATCGATCCAGCAGTTGCAGACATGTTGTCTTTCAACATGCGTGACTCACTGGATTCACTTGTATGGACTAAGTTAACTGCCCTAGCAACAGGTCGCTACACAGGAACAACTTCTGCTGACGAATCAACACTCAACGGACAAGATGTTTCTGCATCAACTTCAGCAGCTAACTTCACAGCAGCACTTGCTCGCCGTGGTGTAGCAAAGCTACGTGGAGCAAATGTTCAGACACGCGAAGGCGGTCTTTACACTGCACTAATCCACCCAGATGTTTCATACGATCTTCGTTCTGAAGCACAAACATCAGGATCTGCTGTATGGCAGCTTCCTCACACATACACCGAAGCAGGTGTAGGTAACCTATGGTCTGGCGAGATCGGAATCTTCGATCAGGTTCGCTATATCGAAACACCTCGTGCCGAAGCCCTATCAGGTTCTGGTACATCAAAGGTATACGGAACAGTTCTACTTGGAAAGCAGGCTCTTCTTGAGGCTGTCTCATACGAGCCAAAGACTGTTATCGGTCCAGTTACAGATAAGTTGATGCGCTTCCGCCCAGCGGGCTGGAAGGGTCTTCTTGGATGGAACGTCTTCCGTACAGAAGCACGTTACGTTATCAAGAGCAAGTCAAGCATCGCTGCTTAATTTGACGGAGAGGGGCAGGCAACTGCCCCTCTCTACTTAAGGAAACTATGAGCGAAGAATTAGATCTAATTACACCGCTCCAGGCTTACGCCTACGAAGCGCATGAAATGTATAAAGCATTTATGGATGCTGGCTTTAGTGATGCTGAAGCTTGGGATCTATTAACTCGCCAACTACCAGACTGGGAATTTCCCGCACCAATGTCAGAGAATGACATGGATGATTTTGAGGAAGAAGAAGAAGATGTCAGCGAAGAATGAAAAGTATGCTTCTAAGAAAGCTATGAAGAAGCACGAAGGTTCTGAAGGCAAGAAAGAAATGACAATGGAATACGGCAAGAAGTTTGCCATGAAGAAGATGGCTGTTAAGAAGCCTACAATCAAAAAGAAGAAGTAATGAAAAAAACCAAAGAAGCCAAAGTTATGCATGAGTTCAAAACTGGAACTTTGCATTCTGGTAAGGGTGGTCCAGTAGTTAAGTCTCGCAAACAGGCAATTGCTATTGCTCTTTCCGAGGCTGGTAAGTCTAAACCAAAAATGGGAATTAAGAAACCTAAAGTAAAGAAGAAGTAAATGGACTCAAGACTAAAGCGAGCAGGCGTATCTGGTTTTAATAAACCTAAAGCTACACCTAGTCACCCAAAGAAGTCACATGTTGTTGTAGCCAAATCTGGCACACAAGTAAAGACTATCCGTTTTGGTCAGCAAGGTGTCTCTGGTTCCCCACAGAAATCTGGTGAGACAAAGAAGTATCGTCAACGACGCCAATCATTTAAGGCTCGACACGCAAAGAATATATCTAAAGGTGTGATGTCAGCAGCCTATTGGGCAGACAAGGTGAAGTGGTAATGGCAAAGGTATTTCGTGGACCAACATACAAATATAAGCCTGGTCGTGAGTATGACCTATGGTTTGTTTCTTATCCTATTGGTAAGAGCGTTGTTAAAACTGGTGGCGTTTGGAAAACAATAGTTGTCCCGCAAGATTCAGATCTAGCAACATACCAACGCGTCTTACGCGGTGGTTATGACAATGTCATAACAGATGCAGAAGCATCAGAACTAACAGCAGCGGGATACGGAGATTACGTTTTCAATGTCTAATTGTAGATCAGGTTGTAAAACCCAAGACCATGCAAATTGGGGCGAATGTGCTAAGGCTGCTAACTTTAGTATTACAGATCCGTTATCTAACGCAGCATCAAAGCTTGTTAATAAAGAACTCAATGCATATAGAAACGCAAGAAAAGATGGCATTCAGCCAGCATCAACCAAGATAAAGGACATTGAAAAAGCTGTCCGCATGTCTGATAAAGCAGGAAAGGCGTTACAAGCATAATGGCTACGTTAAATCAATTAACAGAACAAACGCTTGGCGAGATTAATGGCTATGTCCGCAACCAGGAATCGGTAACAATTGCACTTAATACCGTTGATGGTGACGACTTATCTATTGCAGTTGATGATGCATCAGCTATAAGCAAAGGCATCATTGAGATTGATGATGAACTCTTATATGTAAAGAAATCTATTGCAGCAAGCGGTAACCTTTCTATTCTTGGAACATCAGCTAATCCTGTTGGTCGAGGATGGCGTGGGACTACAGCAACTAGCCATGTGTCTGGATCTATAGTAAGAAACAATCCTTTATTTCCAAGGACACAAGTTAAACGAGCATTGCTCGAGACTATAAAAGGAATGAACTTTCCAGTTATTAAAGAAACAAACTTTGATTTTACTGGCTCACAATACGCATACTCAATCCCAAGCACAGTTGTAGATATCACTGGTGTTTCATGGGAACTACCAGACGCTACTGGAGTATGGGCTCTTATTAAAAGATGGCGTATTGATACCAATTATTATGACGAAGATACAGATACATATGGTCAGGCTATTGTGCTTAATGAAGCACCTATGGCTGGTGCTCGTATTAACGTTCAGTACACAGCCTATCCAACAACCATTACAGATAGCCAAGAGTTGACAGTAAGTGGTCTTCCCGCATCATGTGAAGATGTTGTTCGTCTTGGTGCTATGTATCGCCTACTTTCAACAGTAGACCCAGGCAAGGTAATTGCCACATCAGTTTCTGCAGACGCATTAGATCAACCAGTATCTGCTGGCGCATCTACTACTGCTGCTAAATATCTATTCCAGCTTTACTCCGTCCGCCTTGCGGAAGAGGTGGCAAAGCAGCAAGCCAACTTCCTCAACATAATCCAGTACCAGAGGTGATGAATGCCAACACAAGCACGTTACTATAGTTCGAATGCAGCTAAGACAACTCTTGCTGCATCGATAAGTTCTTCAGCAGTAAGCCTTACGCTTGCTGCTGCAAGCAATCTTCCAGCGCAATATCCATACACACTCATTCTTGAGAAGGATACAGCTAATGAAGAAGTAGTCGAAGTTACCAGTCTGGTAGGTTCTGCCTATCAGATCACTCGTAACATTGACTCATCAGGTGCTAAGGCACACGCCTTTGGTGCTAACGTTGAACACGGCGTATCGGCTCGAGACTTTACTGAGTCTCGCCAACACGAAGTAGCAACTACTGATATCCATGGTATTACAGGCGACGTTGTCGGTACTGGTGGAACACAGACTCTCACTGGAACAAAGACTTTATCTGCAGCAATCATCACCGCTGCTGGTGTAATCAATGCTAATAGCTACAAGATTACAAACGTAGCAACACCAACAACATCTGGTGACGCAGCTAACTTAGCATACGTAACTGGTATTGCAGGTTCTGCTACCGCTGCTGCAAGCAGTGCAACTGCTGCAGCCACTAGTGCATCTAGTGCTGCTACCTCAGCAACCTCGGCTGCTACTTCCGCATCTAGCGCAACCACTGCAGCAACTAACGCTGGTACAGCATCTTCTGCTGCAGCCACGTCAGCATCTTCAGCATCTACTAGTGCTACATCGGCAGCAACTAGTGCTAGTTCAGCAGCAGCTTCTGCTTCTTCTGCATCTACTTCACAATCTAGTGCATCTACATTTGCATCATCTGCTTCTACTTCTGCTACTTCTGCTGCTACTAGTGCAACTAGTGCAGCAGCATCGGCATCGGCTGCTGTAACTTCAGCCAACTCTGCAGCCACCAGCGCAACATCTGCAGGAACATCAGCATCATCTGCTGCTGGTTCAGCATCAACAGTTGCTGGTCAAGTTGCATCTGGTCTCGTTAGAGACATGGGAGATATAACAACTGCTGATACTTCCACTGGAACGTGGATTTCATTATCATCTGTTGAAGCAAATACAAATACATCAGCAGCAAGTGCTGCTACTTCGGCATCAAGTTCTTTAACGTCAGCTAATTCTGCATCTGCATCAGCATCTACTGCTTCAGCATCTGCAGCAACGGCTACTACATCAGCAGCTACTGCGGTAACGTCTGCAGGGCAAGCTTCTACTTCGGCTTCTAGCGCAGCGACATCACAAGCATCCGCTGCAACAAGCGCATCAAGCGCAGCAACCAGTGCAGGATCTGCTGGAGTATCAGCCACGGCTGCACAGACAAGTGCAACAAGTTCTGCTGCATCACAGTCAGCTGCTGCTACTTCAGCCTCATCGGCTGCAACATCAGCAGGATCTGCTGGTGTATATGCAAGCAATGCATTAACTAGTTCTACCTCGGCAGCGACCTCTGCTTCGAGTGCTTTAACATCGCAGACTTCGGCTGCGACATCAGCGTCTTCTGCAGCTACATCAGCAACTTCTGCTGCAGCAAGTGCCACTACGGCAGCAGGTTATATACCAACTATAACTTCTGGTGTAAGTGGTTATTTCATGACTAACAACGGAACCTCAGCTAACTGGGCTTCCTTAGCAGATTGGGGAACGATCTAATGCCATTCGCATTCCAACGCCGTAGAGGAACTACGGCACAACACGCATCCTTTACAGGACTACTGGGCGAATTGACAGTAGATACTGATAAGGACACAGTAGTAGTACATGATGGATCCTTAGCAGGTGGATACCCTCTAGCTCGTGCAAAGGGTGGAACTCTTGAAGACACAGTTATTAGAGGACTAGAAGAAGATGTTAATGTTGTAGCTTCTGCTGCAACTGGAACAATCAACTTAAATGTTGAGACTGCTTCTATCTGGTATTACACATCTAACGCAACAGCAAACCATACACTTAACATTCGATACAGTTCTACTGTATCTCTTAATACTGCACTAGCAGTTGGTGATGCCATTACCGTAGTATGGATGAATACTAACGGTGCTACTGCTTACTATCCAAACACAATCCAGATCGATGGAACTACTGTAACCCCAAAGGTTCCAGCAGCAATCACGGCTGGTAACGCATCGTCTATTGATGCTTATTCATTTACAATTATTAAGACAGCATCAGCAACATTTACAGTTCTTGAGACACAAACCAAGTTTGCCTAATAAGGAGATCTAACAATGCCACTTATCAGTACATTAGCAGGAGGATCAGCCAAAGGTTTTGGCGGTATGAAAGGTGCTTCAATACCTTTAACGGTTGACTACCTTGTAGTTGCAGGTGGCGGTGGTGGTGGTTATGCATCTGGCACGGATCGCCGTGGTGGCGGTGGCGGTGGTGGTGGATTGCGTTCTACAGTTACAGCAACTGGTCGTGGTGGATCTTTAGAAACTGCTTTATCTATGCCAACAGGTGTTACATATACAGTAGTTGTAGGTAGCGGTGGACCTCAGTCTGGTCTTGCTTCTCAAAATCCATCTTTTTCTAATGGCGGGTCTTCATCTATATCTGGAACTGGAATAACAACAGTTACTTCTACAGGTGGTGGCGGAGGAGCTAACGGAACAGTAGATACTGTTGCTTATATTACTGGTGCAGCAGGTGGTTCTGGCGGTGGCGGTGGAGGATCATCATCATCATCTGGAACACAAGCAGGCGGTGCTGGAACAACTGGTCAAGGTTATGACGGAGGAACTGGACAACATGTTCCTGGCGTTTGGGCATCAGGCGGTGGCGGAGGTGGGGCTGGTAGTGCAGGATCTGCTGCTGCTAACGCAGTTGGTGGTGCTGGTGGTAATGGAGTTGCTGTATCTATAAGTGGTTCATCTGTAACTTATGCAGGTGGTGGAGCAGGCGGTACAAATAATGGTACAGTAGGAACTGCTGGAACTGGAACAGGTGCTGCTAATACAGGTGGTGGTGGTCAATATTTTGCTCCTGGTAATTCAGGAGTTGTTATTACTCGTTACTCAGGAACTGTGCAAAAAGCAATGGGCGGTATAGTCACAACATCTGGCGGAAATACAATTCATACTTTTAATGCTAGTGGTATTTTTCAAACTTCATATACTACTGCTAAAGCAACTGGTGGTGCAATAAATACAGATGGAACTTATTTTTATCATGTATTTAATTCTTCAGGAACATTTACTCCATTGCAATCACTTACTTGCGACTACCTTGTAGTTGCAGGTGGAGGAGCTGGTGGAGGTGAACCATCTAATAGATACCAAGGTGGCGGAGGTGGAGCTGGTGGACTTCGTTCAACAGTTGGAACAACTGGTGGAGGTGGTTCACTTGAAACTGCTTTATCTGTTACCGCAACCGCATATACAATAACTGTTGGTGCTGGTGGTGCTGGAGGTAGCACAACTGGAGGTAGTGGAGGCAACTCAATATTTTCAACTATCACATCAACTGGTGGTGGTGGCGGTGGTGATGCTAATGACGCAGGAACTAGCGGTAACGGTTTAACTGGCGGTTCAGGTGGCGGTGGTGGTAATGGTATCGGTGGTAAAACTGCTGGTAGCGGAACAACAAATCAAGGTTATGCAGGTGGTACAGGAACTTCCCCTAATGGTGCAGGTGGTGGCGGTGGAGCTGGTGCAGTTGGTGGAAATGGAACTGCTTCTCAAGCTGCTACTGGTGGTGCTGGTGTTTCAATTACAGCTTTTTCTACTCCAACGGGAACTGGTGTAAGTGGTTATTACGCAGGTGGTGGTGGTGGTGGTGGTGAAGGTCCAGTCGTGTTTGGTGCTGGTGGTATAGGTGGTGGTGGTGCTGGTGGTTATGCTGCTGGTGTAGCTGGAACCCCAAACTCTGGTGGTGGTGGAGGAGCTGTTGGTAGCGATAATGTAAGTGCTATCGCTGGCAACGGTGGTTCAGGTATTGTTATCATACGCTACGCAGTCTAACTAGGGAGATCAAATGACAGTAACTAAGATCAAGGAAACCAAGCCAACGCAATGCTTTAGCTATGAAGTAACAATGTTGGTTCATATTATTGCTGATGATGAGGCTATTGCTAAATCTCAGCTTGATGAAAAAGGTGGAATCGTAACCAAGCGTGAAGTTAAGTTGCTGAATACAGCAACTCTTTACGGAGAAGATAAGGATAAATAAATGGGTCACTATGCAAAAGTAGAAAATGGAATTGTTACACAGGTAATTGTGGCTGATGGTCCCGATTGGTGCGAACAAAATCTAGGTGGTGAGTGGGTACAAACTTCTTACAATACATATGGTGGAATTCATTCAGGTGGTAAGCTACCAATCCACAAGAACTATGCTGGCATTGGATACCACTTTGATGGTATTGGGTTCTATGCACCACAGCCATATCCATCATGGACAAAGAACTCAACCTCTTACCTATGGGAAGCACCAACCCCTATGCCAACAGATGGCAAGCGTTACACATGGGATGAAGAGACAACCTCTTGGGTTGAAGTAACAGAATAAATTAATTAACAACAACTATAAAAGACCTCGCCTTGGCGGGGTCTTTTTATTTAGAGGAGAAAACAATGAACGCAAAGTTTCAAGCAGTAACATTATCTTGGTTCCGTGCAGCAGCATCAGCTGCTATTGCACTATACCTAACTGGTTCAACAGACCTTAAGACACTTGGCATGGCAGCTTTAACAGGCTTCCTTGGTCCAGTGCTTAAGTGGCTTGATGGATCTTCAACAGACTTCGGTCGCGGAGCAGAATAATGTCTACCAACGAATGGGCTGGCTTGGCTGTTGCCACTGCCACAATAGTTGCCAGCTTTGCTGGCTCAGTTCGTTGGTTAGTAAAACACTACCTCACAGAATTGAAACCAAATTCAGGCAGCTCGATGCGTGACTCACTCGATAGATTAGAACTCCGCGTCGACAGCCTGTATGAATTAGTAGCTGGAAAGAATCGTGAATGATACCTGTAGCCAAGAAAGCCACACCTGCTGCACTTGCTGTGCTGCGCCAAGCGACGGCGTTAAAACCAAAGCGCAAGAAGATCAGCGATGGTCTTCTACCATCTGCTGCCCATGTCAAACAAAGCCCGACTTCGGACCACAATACTGGGCTCGCAACTGATCTAACACATGATCCTGTTAACGGTATTGATTGCGCTGATATCTTTCAGAAGCTTAAGGAAGACAAGCGTGTTAAGTATCTAATATTTAACGGCAAGATCTGGTCAAGAGAACGTGCTAAGCAAGGCGACCGTAATTATACAGGTAGCAACATGCACCGTAAGCATCTTCATATATCTATCAACGATGGTATGGGTAATGACACTAGTCCATGGTTCTGGTGGATGAATCAACCTAAGTTAATTAATCAAGTAAGAGCAGCCGTTGCTGCTATACCAGTAAAGAAAGCTTACCCAGCAGAAGATACATCTAAATGCTGTCAGCACTGTCCGTCTAAGAAGTAGGGGTAAATCGTGGCAACGACCAACAAGTATCTTAAAGGTGATCTACCTATTGCTATTAGCACTAACGTGCCTACAGCATTGGTTCGCTACGGCAGGGAAGACTTTGCTGCAAGCTATGCCATTGGTAACACACCTTGGTTATCAGCTGCATCTGACAACAACCGTATCAGTCGTATCACTACGACTTACCAGAAGGAACGTATTGACCAAGGAACATTGACTGGCGAACAGTCATTGACAAATTGGTGGTTACGGTCTGCTACATCATGGCATCATGGTGCGGGCGAGCAATACTATGACGCTGACAGTAGTGATCTTTATCGCTATTATGAATCAAACAACATAGACCCATGGACTCTTGGTGAATTAAAACTTCTACCTGCTACAACAAACCTAACAACTTCTTCAGCCACTAGTCCTGCCACGGTATCTGGCGGAACATTTTATATTTCTGGTGGTGCTGTTAAATTCTATAACGGATCAACTACCACAACAACATCATTAGGAACATCAACAACTGCACAAACTTTAACATCAGATGGAACCTATGCATTAGTAGGAACTAACGATGGTATATATCAGGTAAGCACAGCGTTAGCCGTGACTAAGTTATACTCCAAAAAAGCAAGTGTTACTACTCAAGTAGTCCAGTCCATTGCATATGTTAAAGATAGAATTGTTGCTGGTGTAATGCACGATGCAACAGATATGCATCTCTATGAGTTGGCAAGAAATCCATCTAGCCCACCTGTAACTATGGCTACAGGTGATATAAGGTTTACCTTTGCTAATACATCCCTAGTATTTAATTCAATCTCAGAACTGCCAAGTGCTGTCGTGGTTGCCTATACACAGGGTGCTATATCACGTGTTCAAATGTACACAATTAATCCAACCTCACCTACCGCTGCAATAGTTGGACCAACTATCATTGCTGAGCTACCTCGTGGTGAAACAGTTAATCAACTGCGAACATACCTCAATGAATATGTAATCCTTGCTACAACAAAAGGTTTACGTATTGGAACTATTGGGACAGATGGTCAATCATTTACTTACGGTCCCATCAACGTCGATGGCGATGTAAAAGATGTAGCACAAGATGAATCATATGTATATGCGACAAGATCAAATCTTGTCTCAGGTTCTGCTGGGTTATGGCGTCTTAATCTTGGTCAAGCTATTGACAACGGTTATGCCTACGCTCCAGATCTTGTAACAGATAGCAATGCTCCAAACGGTATAGCTTTTGTTGGAACTACTGGATTAAAATTTATGACATCCTCATCTGGCACATGGGTAGAACATGCAACTACCCTGGCTGCATCTGGCTACCTTAGCTCTGGATTAATCCGATGGGGTACTGGAGAAAAAAAACAACCAGTATCACTAAGCATTAAGTCAGATCCAGATTCCAGTGGAACACTTGGGTTTAACCTTGATGATAACGCTGACCAACTATTAACAACTGGAACAGTTCCATTTGGTCCTAACACTGAAGCTGCGCTTGCTAGTTATATATCACCAGCTGACGTATTCCAAGTTACATTTAACTTTGCGCGAGATACAACTACATCATCACTTGGACCAACGCTAACTGAATGGCAAGTACGTGCTCTTCCATCACCATTGCGTTCACGAACAATAACAATACCTTTGCTTTGCTATGAGGAAGAAAGAGATCCAAATGGAAACACACGAGTCTCCAGCCCATGGGAGAGAATCCAATACCTTGAGTCTATTGAGCAGAATGGCGGAGCAGTACTCTACCAAGATTTCAACTCAGGAGAAGAAAGAATCTGTGTTATCCGTGCTATTCAATTTGAGCAAACTGCACCTCCCACTTTTGCAAGCGGGTTCGGCGGTATCGTCACATTGCAATTGCAAACAATCGACACAGAAGAAGTAGTAGTTTGATCGGAAATTATTTACCATTAGTACAACCAGAAGAAAGATCGCCATTGGTTACACAAGTACGTGTAGCTCTTAATGTTGCTGGTGATGATCGGCTAGATGCTCCCCTACAGGAAATACTCAAAGGGTTGCAGCATCGCTATGACATCCCAGCAGTCGGGTGCATCAATAAAGCCACGCTGGATGCGCTCGCAGTTGCTCCACCAGAATGGTAGGGCTGAAGGAGAGGGGGAATCAGAAATGATTCCCCCTCTTTTTTCATTTATATAATCTTTCTTAACCAGAGCTGAGAGTTGTCTTCTATCCTTTCAACTCTTCCAATCAATAGATGCATCAGTGCATCAATGGCATACTTCGGATCATAGAAATCACCTTTACTTGCACTCCATATGTAATCATCAAAGGCGAGGATGCCACCTACTTTGCATTTCTCGTAAGCATTCATGCCATCACGAAGTACAGCAAAAGCTGTATGGTCTCCATCAATATAAATAAAATCAAACTCTGCCTCGATTTCGCCAGCAAAGTATTGGTCACTGGTCATCTTAAGTCGAACGACTCTTTGGTATTTAGCAATCTTGTCTTCATAAACTTGAAGTACATCATCCCAATCCATGTTGTGATGAACTGGTTCATCCGAACCAGCCCATGTATCAACGTCAATAAGGATTGATGACCTGTCGCTTAATATATTTTCACATAGCCACACACTTGCATCGCCAGTGAATGCACCTATCTGGAGTAGCCGTAGGTTTGGCTTATCAGCCAGATGCAATAGATGTTTTTCAAAGTTTTGTTTTGCGTCCGTTCCTTCAAACCAATTCGGATATGTCATTAGTAAGCACTCTTATCTTTTAGATAGATACGGATTGACCATTCCAACCCAGTATTAAAGCCATCACACCAATCATCCTTGGGTGCAATTCTTGTTTCCAGAATTTTATAGATCACCTTCTTCATGTGTTCGACATACTCTTCATTCTTATGATGCGCTAATAGCGCATTGATGTATTCGTCCCACTTGGTTTTCTCTTCTGGTTTCATTTTTCTCCATGTCTTTTCATTGGGCTGCCTGAGCAGCCCATCCCGCCCACCACCCCTCAACCCTATCACCTATTGGTCAAAAAGAAAGGCGTGTCGTTACCAAGTAATCTTGGTCACTGCTGGTATCCTACTGGTATGAATGAACTTCCTCCGCACCGCTCGTTTAGTCAGCTATCCACGTGGCAGTCCTGCCCTCAGAAATATTATCTGAGTAAGGTAGCCATGGTTCCAGAAAAGCCCGCAGTATATCTTGCTGCTGGCTCCGCCGTCCATTCAATGTTGGAGTGGTTAAACCATGAGCTCTACCGACAACACTCCACAGGGGATTGACCAACGTGGCGTACCCAGCAATGAGTGTATTAATTGCGGGAGTAACGTCCAAGTTATCAGAGCAATCTTCTCAGACTACGAACTAGTTATGTGGTTCTTAGATTCTTTTTGTGCCAACTGTGGCTCACCAATGACAGCACCGACACCAGTAGACCACCCAGAATGGAACCCCGATGACTATCGATTTGACAACTAAGTGGGCTGAAGTATTTAATGACGCTGTTCTAGAAACAGAACAGAAGACTGGCATTCCCTCTACGGAGTGGAAGACAGCGGGACGCAAGACCACCTTGCGTCCTGATGGGGAAGATCTGCCCTTTTGGCAGAGCGATGGACTCAAGCAGGTTGAGGCGTACTATAACTGGTACAAACAATCTGGTTGGAAAATTGCAACAATGCCCGATGGTCGTCCTGGAATTGAATGGGCTGCTGATGTATTCTTCGGGGGTACACCAGTGCGTATGGTTGTTGATGCGATCTACCAAGTAGGGGAAGACTTGGTTATCGTTGACTACAAGACAGGTTCTAGGACGCCCTTCGGTGCAATCCAAGCAGGTCTCTATGCCTCTGGTATTGAACGTAGTTATGGCATCCGCCCTAAGTGGGGAGCCTTCTTCATGACTCGCAAAGGCGAGCTTGATGAATTGATTGACCTATCACATCTGTCAATGGAATATTTCGATTATGTATTTGGTGCGATGAACGCTTCCGTCTGGGAAGGTTGGTTTCCGCCATCAGTTGGTGACTCATGCAGGATGTGCAGTTTTACGGCACAATGTCCTGCAATGGGTGGCAAAGATTTCCCATTACAAATCCAGGGAAAAAGAAAAGGAGATGAACTAGATGACTGAATCTATGTTCTCATATACAGGCAAGCTAAACTCAACTGACCTATTCACCGTTCGCGGTAATAGTGTTAGCGAGTTCAGCGCAAATCTAACAGCAGCAGTAGAAGCAATTGCTTCCGCTACTGCGCTACAGCAATCACTTAACAACCGCTCAGGTGGTGCGTCAGGTGGTGCATTTGCTGCTTCAGCAGCAGCAGTGCAAGTGCTACAAGATGCTGGTCTCAATCCAACTCCAGTTGCAGCAGGCACATCCGCTGCAGCAATTGAAGTAATCATGGATCGCTACGGTAATGAATGGACATATGGACATCCAGATGCACCAGCATTGCCAGACGGTCGAGGTAAGTACGCAAAGAAGAAGGGTACTTCCAAAGCTGGCAAGGCTTATGTTGGTTGGTTTGACCCAGCCAAGGGACCAAAGCCTTTTACTCCAGGTGCAGTAGAAGCAGAAACTATCTGGGCTAAGTAACAATGCGTTCACTGTTGCAGGTAGTGGGAGTTGAATCTCCTGTTGGTCATATGCTTCCAGAGATATTGCCACAACTTACTCAATCACAGGTAGTGTTTCGTCAAGCGCAATTGCATTTGATAGCAGCACAACCTGGTGGTGGTAAGACACTACTTGCACTGTGGTACGCAATTAATTCTAAAGTTCCTTCGCTTTACTTTTCAGCTGACTCTGACTCCCGAACAATAGCCACTCGTGCAGGGGCAATCCTTATGGAGAGAGAAGTAGCATACGTTGAGAAGATGATGGACTCTGAAGCATCTGTTCTTTTAGAGGATGCACTCGCTGATGGTGCAGGGCATGTTCGATTCAACTTTGATCCGTCGCCTTCGTTAGAAGATATCGAAGAAGAAATAGAAGCTTGGATAGAACTGCACGGCTCTGCACCACAAGCAATCTTTGTAGACAACTTAATGAATGTCGCTTCAACAAGCGACAATGAATGGACTGCATTGCGTGATGCAATGTCAGCGTTCCACTATATGGCTCGTGAATACGAGTCAGCATTTATCGTTCTGCACCATGTATCCGAGAACGAAAAGATGTCTAAGCCTAACTATCCTGCTCCGCGTAAGGCATTGATGGGTAAGGTTGCAGCGTTACCAGAGTTGGTTCTTAGTGTTGCACTAGACGGACAGGCAAACGCTTATCGCGTTGCTGTAGTGAAGAACCGACATGGTAAGGCTGACCCAACAGCAGAGATTTATATCTCGCTGTCAGCGGAGGCAAGCCATATGACTTTGTATAACTCACCTAGTGAGTTGCAAAGAGCAAGGACTATGCGTCAATGGCAATAGATATTGAACTAACTTTAGATGAGACTATGGATGCGCTTCGCTTCATCCACCTAGTGAGAGAAAACAAAAAACAATATGAAGTTGTTGACAAAAAATTTGACAGAAACAATTCATCGTATTCGGTTAATCTTATGGGTCAGCTCGGTGAGATGGCGTGTGGCAAAGGGCTTGGGCTTCAGGTGGACAGATCGATTTCTCCGAGTGGCGACAATGGACACGACTTATCTACACCACTGGGAAAAAATATACAAGTCAAGACATCGACATTAGATAAATTAATCTTTAACGCACCAGAGTTATTTGTATCTGACTATGCAGTGTTGGTGCAGTTCTTTGGCGATAAACAATTGCCACATGTAGATAGTAGATTCTCAATACTTGGTTGGACGACACGAGAATTATTTCTTGCAAATCATTACAAGCATGACTATGGTTACGGCATCCGATTAGTTATGGACGCTGATCAACTACAACCAATAGAGGTGCTAATCAATGAAGTATCCAGACTTTAGTGAAGCTTTATGTAAAGAGGTTGGCATTGAATTTTTTTATCCAGAAGATGATGTAAGCATTGTTCCAATAGCAAAAAAGATTTGCAGTAGTTGTCCAGTAATTAAAGAATGTTTGGAGTGGGGTATGCGTCACGAAGCTTTTGGTATCTGGGGTGGCACAGTTCCTCGCGTTAGAATGCAGATGCGTAGACAACTTGGTATCCAATTGGAATCTATCCTTAGCTCGGACTACGTATGACAACACCAAGCAAACGCAAAGGCTCACAGTATGAGCGAGATGTAGTCAAGTGGCTAGTCTCGTATGGATTTCCATGCGCTGAACGTGCGTATGGTGCAGGTCGTCACGACGACGTTGGTGATATTGATGGCATCGATGGCGTAGTGATAGAATGTAAGAACGAAAAGAAGATCACTCTCAGTGGCTATCTGCAGGAGCTCTCAGATGAGATGACTCATGCTGATGCTGAGACTGGCGTGGTGCTAATAAAAAAGCGTGGCACTACAAATGTCTCAGAGTCATACGCGGTAATGCCCGCATGGCTCTGGGCTGATCTGCTAAAACAGGCAGGTTACAATGGACATAGGTAACACAGTGACAGTGCGTTACCAACTGAAAAGAGGTAACTATGCGGTTGATTGCATTAACCGTAGTAACGGCGACATTGGTTTTAATGTCGCCAGCGGAAGCACAGTCTCCAATCATGACCTTGGACCAACGCATCATGGCGATGGACAAGGAACCAGCGATAGAGCTTGCGATAAGCACAGTAACAACGGACAAACAAGAGGCAGCTTGTGCGAAGAAGATTGCGTACAAGGAAAGCCGATACAACGTAGGCTCCTACAACAAATCGAGTGGAGCACGTGGAGTATGGCAACTACTATGGGGACAACCCGAGTGGTCCATACTGAAACAAACATCAGAAGCACACGAGTATGTGCTTCATCGTTACGGAACTTGGTGCAAGGCATACAAGTTCCATCAAGAAAGGAATTGGTATTAAGTGAACCAGCCTGAGTTTCTTGAAGCAGTCTTTAATCATTATGGATTGGACTTACCGCAAGGTGAGAAGTCTATTCTCTGTCCAGTGCATGACGACTCTCGTAAATCTGCTTCAGTTAACTCAGACAAGGGCGTCTGGGTATGCTATGCATGTGCTGCTGGTGGTTCTGGTATACAGATCATCATGGCACGTGAACATTTAGCATACCCAGAAGCTCGGTCATGGGCTGAAAAAAATATTGGCAAAGAATCTTCTACTCCGATTGTTCACAATCGTCGCAGTAAGAAGAGTGGGCGGTGGACACCACCAAGGTTACGATCTCGATGACAACAATCATTGGTATCCAACAAGACAACGGCTGCATTCTTGCAGCCGATTCACGCACCACTGCAATGAACAGACCATACTCACATCCAATTGTTACTAAGATTAGCAAGCGGGGTAAGTGGTTAATTGCTGGTGCTGGTGATGTGCAACCATGTGATGTGATACAACATGTGTGGAAACCGCCAGCTATACCAGTTAACATCAAAGACATGTATCACTTTATGATTACAACTGTTGCACCAAGCATAAGAGATTGCATCAAGGAGTCAGGGTATGTACCAGATAAGGATGATGCAGATGCTGGGTTTGAGTTTATACTTGCAATCAATGGAACTATCTACCAAGTAGATGATTCTTATTCTGTATACTTACGTGATGATGGGCTGTATGGCGTAGGGTCAGGGTCAAGCTTTGCACTAGGCGCACTAGCGGGTGGTGCAACATGGAAACAAGCAATGCAGATTGCTGCTCGCAATGATGTATACACTGCACCTCCATTCATTACGCACAGGCAGGAGAAAGTATGAAGACTAATCCCAAACTCATAGATCTCTGGACTAAAGCAGCACATCAGTACCACAACAGCCTTGCTGGTTCACCAGCAGAGGCGTACCTAACACAACGTGGCATCCTTGATGGAGCCGAAAAATTTTTGCTAGGTTACGTAGCCGAGGTAGCACCTGGTCATGAGGACAGACTTAAGCATCACCTATCCATCCCCTATATAACAGAGGCTGGTGTAGTTGGGTTTAAGTTCCGTCGCATTGATGGCGGGGATCCTAAGTACATGATACCTACTGGTCAGAAGCACCACCTATACAATGTCAGTGCAATAGTTAATGCAGTTAGCCAAGTGCTAGTAGTAGAGGGAGAAATAGATGCGATTAGTGCGACTCTTGCTGGGTTCCCAGCGGTTGCCGTTGCTGGCGTCAATGCTTGGAAGCCTTATTTTAGTAGGTGTTTTGATGGGATTGGCACTGTTGTAATCTGTACTGACAACGATGCTAAAGAGGATGGCTCTAATCCAGGGCAGGAACTTGCTCGTCGATTGCAGGATGCAATCCCTCAAGCTGTCCGCGTGTCGCTACCGCCAGATAGCGATGTTAATAGTATAATTGTCAACCAAGGAGCGCAAGCATTAGCTGATTTAGTTAATGCAATTAACAACTGAAAGGTGCTCCGTTGGCGACGAACAAACTAACCATCCAAGATTTTTCGGATGATGCTGGTGATATTTACCAAGAACTCTTGGCTATCTTAGTATCTAAGCAACAAGACTACGGACCACTAAACATTTGGAATGCACCTGGCGGTGCTACGAATGGGTTGATGGTTCGCATGTCCGACAAACTTGAGCGACTTAAGAATCTTATATACAACTCCATCGAGCCCAACAACGAAGCTCTTGAAGATAGCTTCGTTGACATCGCTAACTACGCCATCATTGCTTTGATGGTAGAGCGGGGTATCTGGGAGAAGTATGCCACGCAATCGAAATAAAACTTACAATGAGCAACGTGGTTCACGGATTCGTTCTTATGGTATTACCGTAGAACAATACGAAGAGATGCTTGAGTCACAAGGTGGTGGCTGTTACATCTGTGGTGCTAGTCCATCAGTTCGTGCGTTGGATATAGATCACGACCATCGTACTGGCAAGGTGCGTGGCTTACTCTGCTCTAATCACAACAGAGCATTAGGTTTATTGGGTGATGATCCCGATCTGTTACTTGCTGCACACACGTACTTGGTTAGGCAATATGTCTGACCTAACAAGAGACCATCCGATATGGCAAGAGATCAATGAGATAACATCTGGTATCGCTTGGCATTTATCTAAACGTTATCATCGATTCGTTGAGCTTGAAGATGTTAGACAAGCAATGAATGAGTACGCATGGAAGCGTAAGGATAAAGTCAAGGAGTACCTTGACCGCGAAGATCCCATTGAGAAGAAGCAAGGGTATAAAGCGTTTCATACATTCATACGTAGGGCTGGCGAGCGGTATGTTCGTAAGGAAAAAGCCAAAGCTTTAGGTTATGAACTCGGCGATGAATACTTCTATCGCCTCGAGTTAATTGAAAGCTTGATCAAGGTTGCTGGTACTGATGAATCATACTTGGCTAACCAAGTATTCGATCCAGATGTACATGGTGTCAAGGTCAAGCGATTGGCTAATGAGGGTAACAACTTAGCAGCAATGATTGCTGATGTAGATGCAGCAATGAAGAAGCTTGACTCAAGAATGCAAGGCATTCTTACGTGTCGGTTTGTTAACGACCAGCCATTAGCTGAGATAGCACTAGCTTGGGACATCTCACCTCAACGTGTTGAGCAATTGATTGCTAAAGGAATCAAAGAGATAGCAGATAAACTGGGAGGGGCTACGCCTTACTAATGAACTATGAATATGAATGTCCAGGTGACGGACAAGTTGTCATCATCGAACGTGGCATGACAGAGGATGAACAAGAGTATGACTGTCCTGTATGCGGTAGCACACTAACTAGAATATATAATGCACCACCAATTAAATTTACAGGGACAGGATGGGGAGGTAATCATGCACAAAGCTAATGAAAAGATGATGCTTACATGGTGTGACAATGGGATGGTAGACGGTAAGTTCACAGAGGGTTTGGTCTACACAGTTCTGACCAGTGGTTTGCCAATCAGAGGTGCTCAACGTGTGCAAGGTAATCAGATCGGGCGTCAACGACAGACGGCATTTGATACTTGGTATGCATCAGACTTTGATTGGATTCTCTGGGTAGATAGCGACATCCATGTAACCAACGATGCGCTGAAAAAAATTTGGAATATAGCTGACGCTAAGACAATGCCAGCTGTTAGTGGTACATACTTTATTTCCAAGGAGAATGAACAGGCGTTGATGTCTCCGTACCCATGTCTATTCATAGCGCATCCAGATGACATCCATCAGATGTCATACCTACATCCAATGGAACCTAATGCCATAGTTAAATGTGATTATGCTGGCTATGGATTCTTCCTGATGCATAGATCAGTGGCTGACAAGATGAAAGAATTTCATGGTCATGACAAGCCATTTTTTGTTGAGCATTCTAGTGGTGGTACTGATGCTCAGTATGTATCGGAAGACATCCAGTTCTTCATGCTAATGAAGCAAGCTGGTGTCCCACTTCACGCACATACAGGTGCAACAGTTAAACACATGAAGAGATTTTCTTATGACTATGACTACTATAAATTATTTTGGATCACGCACCTAGTCGCGGACGAGACAGAAAAAAAGGCGGAGGCACAAGCCCCCGCCCTTGATTCTGAACCTAGTTCCGACTGATGTCGGAAAAGAATTCTCTTCGTACTGCATCAGCACTACGACATCTCTGATACATCTCTTGCTCACCTTGGTGGTAACCAAAGTGTCGACCAACGTAGTACATACTCATGCCTGCTAGTATCTGCATGAGCAAAGTGAATCCGTTGTAGAACATTACTGTGCTCCTATTCGTTTGAGTAAATCATCTGGATTTTCTAGCCTTGCTATTGCACCCTTGCCACCAGTATCTGGACCTGGTGCTGATAGATGCGGGAAGAACTTCTCTGCTTGTAAGCGGGTACTGAATTCCCCCCATGCCTGCAAGGGAACCCAGTCCGCCAACTTTGCTACAACAATAAACGATTCTCGTTTAAGCCTAGAGTTATCTAGTGCCTCAATGATTTCAATCGCTAATGCTGCAGCATCTTCGGAGTTCTCAGCGTCTGGATCTAGTAGCTTCGCTACTAGACGTATCTCTGTTGGACGTGGCTTGCCCACTAGTATTCCTTCATACACTGCACATATTTCTGATGCCAAGCCAGTGCTTCTTGTGCTTCGCGTTCTGTGACTCGTTCAATCTCTGCATTGCAGTATGAACAGATGAGACACACGCTTGCTAAGTAGATCATGCTTCCTCCTTTACTTGCCATTCCTTGTAGTACGGTTCACATACATCGCCGTCGACCTCGTTGTATTTCATATGAGCACCGAACATGAACACGACTTCGTCGCGGTCATCTCCGATTCCGTATGAGTCATGGTATCCACAGTACCATGACCAGCCAGCGATGGGGGTAATTTTCATACCCCCAACACGGACACCGAGTGTATCTTTGTTGATTAACTTACCCATTAGATTCCTCCTCTGGTAGCGGTGCGTCTAAGATGATGTCAATCATGGCATCATCTGCTTCTTTGTGTAGCTCAGGCTCGATCACGCTTGGGTCATCCATCTTTTGTGCATAGATGTGTAGGTAATCGAGTGCCTTTTGTATGTACTGTGCCAGCCTTGTTGAGATGCGAGGCTGGATGTATAGGTCTTCCTTATCCATTTAGATTCCCTTCGTTAGTAGGGCAAGAGCCTTGCTCTTGATACGGTCAGCCGAACCGTTGATGACACGCTCGGCTCGAGTTGCTTCTGTCTTGTGACTGTAGTGGTCAGCGTACTCAACCACTGATTGGAACACACCGAACGCTGTGCCATACAGTTCTTCTTGTGTGCCAGTTGCACCTTTGTAGATACCTTTGGCTGCATCTCGTGCAGATATTGCCGAGTTGTACTGTCGCTTCTGCCCTGTTGAAAGCAGTGCATATGGCGATTGCTCAACGAAGGATGGTAGTGACCACATCTTCTTGAAGATGTTGTCTACCTCTATATCGGTTAGCTTCTCTTTGAGAAGCTTGTTGCCTACGGTTTCGTAGAACTCGATACCAGTGTATGTGACTGGGATAATCTTTCGGATGTCCTCAATCTTGAACTCGGCATTGGTTGTGTGCTTGAGTGTGTAGGTCGCTGACTTAGAGAAGATGCCAGCGATCTGATTGGTACAGCGTAGACGAGTTACACTTGGTGCAATCTGCAGTGCAGTTGAACCATCATGTGAAGTTCGTGCTACTAGATAAGCCTTATGCTCATCGTTACCAATCTTCACACCTTTAGGTAGCTCGAGCACCATGTATACCTGTGCTCCACCTTTGACTTCACCAGCATATGCATATCGTGCATCTCCTGAATCGACCAGAGCATCTAGACCTGAGAACATCTCAGCATTCTGGAATACTTTGTATCGTCCACCGACAGTGCCAAGCACTGACTGTGTGTTGTCCTCGTTGGTACGGACAGTAGCGAAAGTGTTAGGCACTTCGAGTTGGCTAACACCTGTGTTTGATACAGCCAACGCTTGAACGTCGGCTAGTGATACATGCCAGTCGAGCCCAGCCTGTGTGGCTGCGTCTCGTGCTGATGTTGCTGTTACTTCTTCGCCGATGATGCTGTATGCATTACGGCGGGACTTGATTGTTAGGTTTGACATGGTAGTTCCTTTCGTGTTGGGTTGTAGGTGAGGGTATCAGATACGGCTGGTGAAATCAACAACTGCATCTGAGAGTTGGTCATGGTAATGACCAGTGAAGCAACGGATTTCTCCGTCTTCACGTCGAGCGAACCACGTTACGTATGGGTCAGCTGTGCGGGTATATGGCTGTGACTGTGTGTCATTGATCCACAAGCATAGGATTACGTAACCTGATTCATCCCATGCCTTCTTGCAATCTACGACAACGGCTCCGTTGGCGCAGACATCTCCTCTGTTTATCGTCATTACTTTTCCTTTCGTTGGCTGTATACAACGCGGTCAACTTCATACTCCACGCTGTCGGCTTCGGTCTCGAACGATGGCTCGTTCATCTCGTAGCGTTCTGCTTCTGTGGCTGCAGTCTCCTCGTCCTTGGCTCGGACAGTAAACGTTGCATACACAACATGCTGTACTTGGATTTCATATTCCTTGTCGAAGACAAGTCGACTGCCATGTACACCATAAAGGATGTCATCGAGTTCACCGAGTGGTATCTCTGTGTCCTCTTCGGCATCGTTCTCTTCAATCCAGTCATTCACCTTGGTGAATAACCTGCTTACTTTACGGCGGTGTTCATCTACGATACTGCGTTGTGTTGCTAGGTCAATCGTTAGTGCATCGACACGCTTCTGAAGTGCAACCTTTTCTTCCTCGAGGTACACAATCTTCTGCTGGTCTGGCGTTACTTCTGGTGCTTCTGTTGTCATGGTGTTGCTCCTTTCGGTTGGTTGGCTATCTCTATGCACATCTAAAGATGTGCTATCTATGAATGACACAAGCGTTGTGTTACGTCCACACGGACACTTCAACTGCGTAACTCCAGATGGAAATCCAAACCCATCCGATGTAGTTACTTCGAACATGGTGTCACACTCGTTTGGATCGCAGACGAATGTATATTTACTGGTGACTAGTGCCTCACTCATTCTTCCTCCTCTGTTGTATCGGTTACTAACTTGTTAGCCTTGACGTAATCAAGTACACATTCATCTATCGTTTCGTAATCCAGCCCGAAGAAATGGTCGCCCATATCTACGTGCCAGTTGTCCTTGACCATGCGGTCAAAGGCTTCTTCACGTGTTGAGGTAAGCACGAGGTCGTACTCTTCTGGTCGTGAGTAGATACTCTCAAGGCTTTGCCAGATAGCAAGGTCTTGCATACCTAATCGGTGGTATTGGTTGGTGTAGTTAGACATGGTTGTCTCCACTTGTGTGATCATGAATGATGCTTCCATTAGTTCCTCATTTCTTAGATGTGCTGAATCGTATGTCGGACTTTCCGTATACGCAGAGCCCGCAGCTGACGCAGGCTGAACCGCTCGTTGAGATGAGCGGGATTTGCTTGGTAAGTGCAGGACATTTCGCACCTACCTTGCCAGTGATACGTGTCATCTCCTCTTCTGCATCAGCAAAAGTGGTGGATAGATACGCTAGTTTGGTGTCGGTATCACGCCGAACTTGTTCGGCTATGTGTTTGTTCTCGCTATCGGTTGAGTAATACAGCGAGAGATTTGTTAGTCCCGATAGGGAATAGGCAGCAGATCGCACTCGTGTGTAGCACCAGAACTGCACGTCCTCATGCATCATGATTACTTTCTGCCATGCATACTCATACTCACCGCTGAAGAAGTCGCCGTCCCAGTGGATGCGGAATAACTTCGGGGCATTCCGTCTCTCACAATCTGCGATGAAATCAACAAGCATGTCGTCGAGTAGTTCGACCATTGTGTCTATGTCTGCATCCTTGAGTAGTCCCCAGTTATGCATGAGAGTTGCAAGCACTGGCTTGTATGCTTTCTCAAGCCGACCTGCATAGCAGACCTTCTCACAAATCGACGTCGCGTCGGGACATGAGAAGAGTTTGCCTGCTGGTAAGCCGAAGGTGTTGGCGATAGCCGACTGCTTACCATTAGGTGTTACTAGATTGGTGACCTTGCGGTCATTGCTACGTTTCAGGGATAGCATGTTCGTCCTTTCGTTAGGGGTGGTTGACCTTGACGCCAGCGAAACTTACGCCTCGCTTACGAAGGGCATCCATGATTGCATAGACAGCATGAGCACTAGTCCCGCCGATACTCCACTCGAATATCTCATCGAGTTCGATGTCGGCGATACGCATGCCGTTGTCTTCGTCGTAGTTCTTGTAGTCATAGATGTCGGCAACGACATCTTCCCCTTCGTCCGTCTCGAACTTGAGGAACCACATGTAGCGTGTCTTGTCGCTCTCTTCTTCCTCGCATTCACCGAATGCAAGCGTGAGATTACGCATCGTCGTGATGATTGAGCCTTGACCATGAGTTCCGTTCAGGGAAATCGAGTCATCGTTGATTGCTCTGAGTTTGTAGTTCATTGTGTTGCCTCCTTTGTTGGTTGATTTGTTGAGCCACTTTCTATACACATCTTCGATGTGTTATCTATGAATGACGTGCTACCCACAACACGCACCTCCGTTGGTATCTTCACAACACTCAGCACAGAATGCCTCGTTGTCCTTCATGGAATTGCGACAGCCATACTCATCGAGTGTGTTGGTACAAGGATGTCCTTCGTATCCAAAGCACACCAGATCCGCGAGCTCGTGTATGTCCATGTCCATGATGTGTTTAGTCGTTGTCATAATCACACCATGGTTCTAAGTGATGACCTTCGACTATCGTGTAGGCGGGAGCCGTAGGATAGCCCCGCCATTTGACACCCTTCGGCAGATTGATTTGCTTATGGGTTAGTCCTTCGGATACTGCATAGATTGCCTCGATGCATGGTTCCACCATGCTAAGTGGCACTGGCGGGTAGTGATTACTCGTCAGTTGTATTGCGATTGACTGGCGAATGTCAATGACATTCTCCGCTAGGTCTTGCGCTGTATTGCGTCCCATTATTCTTGCTCCTCTCCTTCTACATAGCCTTCGGCTAGTAGTCCTTCGAAGAAATCCCACACCTGAGTGAGACCCTCCCTTATTTCCGTATCGTTCGGTGGTAGATAGAACTCTGCTCTATTCAGAGCAGTGCCGAACTTCTGTATGTCTGCATACTTATAGCCCATCATTAGATAACCTCCTTGATTGTTACGGCTTTGCCGTATCGCCAAATGAACTTCTCGAACTTGTCATCATCGGGTGATGTGTCCTCCTCTTGCATTGCCTTGCTTATGTGACCTTCGGTGTCGTCGATTACGAAGAGGACAGAGTCCTCTACGTACTCCCACCAGTCACCGTTTTCGTTGGCTATGTACTTGGTCATTAGTTATCCTCCTCATCAAGTGAGATACTTTCCCACTCATCAGTCCATGGTTCTGTGGTTACGAAGTAACCAATGCGGTTTATCCAGTGATAACCCGCAATGATGTAGCCCTTATCGTCTTCGTCTATGTATGTCCAGATGTGCTCGTTGGAATTGGTGCGGACATAGTCCACCTCTACTCCGTAAGTCTCGAACATAATGCCGACGCCGTCCTCATCCTGAAAGGATGCACTTTCTACAATGTGATTAGCCTTCGGCTTGTACTTAACCTCCCACTCACTGAAAGTGAGTGCTGTTTTCTGTGTCATACGTGGTACTCCTTCATCTCTTGTTGGTACTCGATGAAAGCATTGAACGAATGTTCATGCCCCTCATCATTGACAGTCTGTTTCGTAAAGTCCACCACTACAGTGGTGTCCCCTAAGTCCTCGCCGTCAACGCTAGTGAACAAGCCGAAGCCTGTCTCGCTGTTCCATTGGTCGCCGATTAGTTGTGATACAACTATGCGGGCTGCATAGTTTTGGTCTGTCCATCGTGGTGTTGCTTTGCTTAAAGCAAAGGCTAGTTCTTCACGCCACATTGTCTCGCCCCAGTGTGAGTAGAGTGTGACGTGTGCTTGTTCGTTCGGATAGACCTTTAGTACGAAGTTGATACGTGCTCCCATTAGATTTCCCCCATTTCCTGTAGTCTGCTTAGCATTAGCCACATGGCTTCTTGCCATGTTTCTCCTTCTGTCTCGCCTAGTGATGTGTTCCAATCGTCGAGTCGTTCGAACTCGACGTAGTATCTTGTGCCACGAGAAGCGTTCTCATCTTCCTGTGTGTTGAGTTTGATTCGGTAGTTCATGGTGTTGCTCCTTTCGATAAGTGGAGAGGGGACAGCGATTTG